TTGAGGAACGCCACGTCCACCATCGGGAAGGCCGCGTCGAAGAGACGATAGGCCGTGCCCGTGAGGAACGGCGTCATGATCGGCTCGAAGCGACCGCGCAGGACGTTCGTCTTGCCTTTCTCCGAAGCGGAGCCAATGAGCTGCTCGCTCTGGTAGAGGTTCAACGCGGTGAGGTAGTTGTCCGGCGCGACGAGGATCTTCGTCGGCATGGTGCCGAGCGTATTGCCGTCAGCGTCCTTGATCTCCATCGCCAGCTTGAACGCCGTCGAAAGCGTCGCGAACGCAAGCGCACCCGTCGTATTTTCGCCGTAGTCGCTGCCCGTCGTGGAGAGCGAGCCGAACACGTCCTTGTTGATCGTGCGCCCGGCCATCTGGCCGAACCGCTCGGGGATCATCGACAGGACGGAGAGGTCGTCGTTGATGAGGTCTTCGCGGGTGATGCCGACGATGCTGCCCTTCGTCGCGGCGGCGAGGTCACGGGCCTCGTCGGACAGCGAGACGTGCTTCAGCTCGCCGCCCTTGGCGAGAGCCTGCAACACGCCGCCCATGACGAGCCGGACGCCCTTGACGGACTTGAAGTCTGTCACGGGAACCGCGCGGCTGACGCGACGCCAGTCCTCGCCGACAGCTCCGAAGCCCTTGAGGACGAACTTGTGCGCGACGTTGGAGAGGACGTTCGGGATGTCCGACGTCGAGAACGCTGCGCGGAGGGCCTTTTCGGTCTGCGCCACGTCGCCCGGACGGTAGGCGTAGCCGAACGCGGCGAACACGTCAGAGAGACGGGTCACGCCGAGGTCGTTCGCGGCGTCCAGGTCGACGCCCTTGAACTGACGCTCCAGCGTCGCGGCGTCCATCGCGGCCCCCATGCACGCTGCGGCGGCGACGGTCTTGGCGTCCTTCGGCGCGGCGGCCTTGAGGTCGATGACCGACGGAGCGGCGGGACGCGCGGCCTCGATCGCCTTCTCCTTCGCGGCCTGTTTCTCGGCGCGGAGGCAAGCCAGCTCGGCCTTGTCAGCCGTCCAGCCCTCCTTCACGGCCTGGGCCATGATGTCGGCGTGACCATCGCACGCCGCAATGACGGAAGCGACGCGCTCGCGCTCTGCGATCTGAGCCGCCTCCACGGTGACTTCGGTCTTCGGCGACATCGCCTCGACCGGGGTGTTCTTCGGATCCATAGGTTTGGATTCCTTCTTTTGGGTTGCGGCTATCGCCGTATTCGTTGAACCATCGGCCCCCAGTGGGACGATGGAAACTTCATTGAGGGTGCCAGCGCGGACGATGTAGCACTCGCCCTTGCACTCCTTGCCGTTGAGCGTCGCGGATTCGTTCGCCTCGATATACTTGATGTCTGTCGGGGTGACGCCGACGGACGCCTGGAACCTGAAGCCGGCCTTGGCCAGCTCGTTGATCTTCTTCGCGGCCTCGCTCACGGGCATAAAGTCGGCATCCACGACGAGCGAAGAGCCGTCACAACGGATGCGCTTCGCCTGTCCGCAGATTGCGTCGATGCTCTGCGTCTCGTGGAGGCACATTATCGGCACGGCGTTGTCCGAACGCCAAGAAACGCCAGACAGCTCGATGCCGACGGGGAGCCCCCAGCCGACGTCCATCAGCCCGCCGTTGTAGGCGTTGATCGTCATCGCCTTGCAGCCGTTCTTCGGCGCGGCACCGTCGTCATCCGGCGCGGCTGCGGCGATCTCCACGGAGCCTGTCGCCGTGATGCGCTTCGCCAGAAGCTCGTCAATCGTCTTTGCGTCCATCAGTCATTCTCCTTCTTGGTCTTGGTCTTTGTCTTGGGTTTCGCCACGTTGTTCTGCGGCTTCTTCTCGGCGTCGTGCTCCAGCTCGTCCTCTGTCGGAGCGTGTGCGGTCGCGACCCCTCCGGCGGCGAGAATCGGGCAGGGCGTGTCTTCGGGCAGTCCGTTCGCCGCGCATCGTTCGCGCCAGCGGCGGAGGATGTAGGCGTACTCGTCGAGAGCCTGGTCGGTCTCGCGCTTCCAGTCGCGCCCGTCCTTCGCGTAGAGTGTGGCGCGGGTGGTCGTGCCGTTCACGAGGCGCGTGTTGTCAGCTGAAGCGTCCTTCATCACGTCGCTGTTGGCGCGTTCCGTGAACAGCCATTCTGTTTTATGCAGTGCGGCGACGACGCGCGGGTCGAGGCGGTTGCGGACGGCGTACTCGTCGAGCCACGCGAAGAAGACGCGATCGAGGACGTCGACGGACAGGTCGGCGCGTACAGCGGCAATCTTATCTCCGTATGTCATGTGGTCGAGCTTGGCCGACGCGAAGTTGTGCTGGCTGCTGTCGCACATCGCGATATTGACTGGCATACATAGGCAAGCCGCCATTTCGGCGATCAGCGAACGGACGAACGAATCGTAGCTGGATGTAGGTTGCTCGGCGTTGAACTGGTGCGCTTTCCACCCCTCGGGCATGGTAAGAATTGACCCGCGCCGGAACTGGAACGCCGTATTCGGCTTTACGTCCATCGCGCAGCGCCCGATGCTGGTGTTGTCATCATCGAAGCACTCCGGCACCTGGTCGGTTTCCAGCACTGCGGTCACTGACGCCGCGTTGATTGCGGTCTCGGCGACGGCGGAGCGGTACGACTTTTGCAGGGCGGGGATGTCGAGCGCGGAAACGAAATCAGAAATGCCGCGCACCTGCTCGGGGCGGATGGTGTCGAAGTAGTGTATGACGTTCGCCGCCTTGATCCAGTCGCCGGACTTGAACTGGATGTTTCTAATCATCCGGTAGTCGCCCGGGTGGTATTTGAGGATTCGGTACTCGGTCGGGTGGCTGTTCTCGTCGAAGCGGATGCCGTCGAACTCGTTCTCGCGCGTTATCATCTGCGTGTAGGATTCCACGCGGTCGCACTCGATTGGGCGCACGTTCAAGGTGACGGAATTGGAAGTCGAAACGATGGTCTTGTCCGTCGTGAACATCGCGAACGCCTCGCCGTCGACGATCTTTGCGCGGAGCATGGTCTTGACCTTGCCCCAGAAGCCTGTCGCCATCGCCCATTCGTCGAAAGCATCCGTGACGGCCTCGCGCACGGTCTCGGGGATTCCGCCACGCGGGAACGCGACGGACGCCCACGGGCCGACGACGTGCGTCACGAAGGTGTCAAGCATCGATTTCGCGTATGGCACGTTTGAGACCACGTAGCGGACGCGGTCGCGGACGGTCTTGCGGACGCCAGGATTGAGAAGGGTGGTGATTGCAAGCGAATCGACGTTGCGGAAAAGCGAATCGGTGGTCGGCGTGTGCGCCGCGTTGTCGAAGTGGGCGGCAACTGTCGCCCCGCTGTAAGATTCGCGCCTGTGCTTGGTTGCCATGTGTGGTCAGTCCTTTCAGCGGTAGTCTGGCCCTGCCGGGATGATCTGCGAGACGAGGCCGCGAAGGGGGGAGCCGCGACGGCGCATGAGTGCGCGTTTGCGGAGGTACTTGTCGGCTGCGATCAGCTCGGAAATGGAGCGGTTTGACTGGGACAGTCCATCTACAGAAAACGACGATGGATTGGCGACGGCCTCGGCGAGGTCTGCGTCGGAAATGCCGGGGGCGGCGTTCGCGCTTGCGTTTTCGGTGTCTGTTGTCATGTCCGTCAAATGTTAGTCTTGTCTAACATTGGAAGGAACGTCAAAAATAAGGTATAATGGCGGTCAAACGAAAGGGGGCAAGTTGTGGGGTACTCGAATATTCGTGACAACAGGCGTCACGAGGCCGACGCGGCGCGAATAAGGGAGCTGGAGGCGGAGCTGAAGAAGGAAAGGGCGGCTCGTCTCGACGCGAAAACAGAGAATCATCAGTCGCCGTCGCCGGCTGCTGGTGTCGGAGCAGGCGGAACAGTGACGGTCGAGCGCACGTCAAAGCGGCTCAAGGGCCAGCTCGTCGCGTCGTGGGTTGCAATCTTCCTCGGCGTCTGCGTCGCCTACGCGGAGCCGATGGGCGGGGCGGTCGTGATTGCGGTCGGATTCTTCGCGCTCGTCTGCACGAAGATTCTGATTTGGTGGCGGCACGGGTAAAAAAAACACCCCGCGATTTCTCGCGGGGGACAGGACGCAGGGCGCGTGTCGGTCAGTCTAAGACCTCGGCCTTTTTAACTCCGTCGGACGCGCCATTGACGAACGCGGCGAACTCGCGCGCGGATTCGGCGTCTGGCTTCTCCTGGATTTACGAATGGCCATTGACAGTATCTGAAACGCGGACGCGGTTGCGGCGGCGGTCCTGCGGCGGCTTGACACACGCCAGGGCGCAAAGGTAGTCGGCCCACGTCCGGCCAGCGCGGCGGGCATTGAGGAGGTCGTAGACGGCAGGGCGAAGCGTGATGCACCTCTGCGGCTGGTACGCGGGGGGACGCTTGGCCCACGTCCCCCGCGCGGTGGCGGTTGCGGCGGCGCGGGTCATTCTGCGGCCTCCTCGAACTCGTTGGCATCGCACAGCTCGACGGACGTGTAGAGGTGCCCGCGGTCAAAATCGTTGATCTCGTATTCGCGGCAAGCGGCCTCGGCGTCGTCTTTTGTTAGGTGGTAGCTGATAACATCTCCAACGTCGACCATCCGCCCTGCCGACCACACTCGCCCGTCGTAGCGGGCCATGTAGATTTCGGCGTTCGGGTTGGCGAGGTGATACTCACGGGCCTGTTTGTAGTTCATTTTGCTTCTCCTTTTTTCGTTGTGACCAGCCATTGTGTCAGGCTGGGCGGTTGTGAATTGTTTGTTGTTATGCGGCGCGAACCTTGGACGCCTTGACACCTGCGGCGGCGGCTGCGGCTTGCCATGCTGCGAGACGACCGCGCGAACGGAAAGCTGGCACGTAGAGCAGCCCGTCGCCCCTGTCGTCGTGGTACATTACGCCAAGCATCGCGAGGGCGATTGCCTCGTCGCCACCGACGGCGCGAAGCTCGGCCTCAAACACCTGGGTGGGGTATCGACCGAGGTAATCCCAGCGAACCTCGCACACGCGGCGCAGTGCTTTGGCGTAGGCTGGGAGGCGTCGGCGGTCGATCCACTGATTGAGGTGATTGATTTGGATGAGGCCCCTGGTGGATTTTGGGGCGGTCGTGACACTGCCCGCGGCCTCGGTGAGGATTTTGGCCAGCTCGGCCTTTGTAGCCTCCCACGATTTTGGAGGCATCTTCTTAGTGTCTTTAACTGATTTCATTTCGTTCGTTCCTTTCGTTCGTTCGTTCGTTTGGTTGGTTGTGGCCGCCGTGCCGTTGCCCCGGTCGCGGCGGCCGGTGAAGTTTACGCGGCGTGAATTGCCCACTTGATTCCGATCGCGTCTTGTGCTTCGACGATGATTCCCATCATTGCACAAGCCTTGATAAGTCCGCGACGCTCTTCGTGCCACTTCCACCAGATGAGGTTCATGTCCGAGTCGTTCTTGAGGTCGACCTTCTCTTCGATCTCGCGGAGTTTTCGCGAAATCATCTCAATCTCTTTGACAATGTTGTTCATTTTCGTTCCTTTCGTTAGTTCGTTCGTGACCTTCGGGCCCTTACCGTCGGTACGCGCACATTATAGCATTTTCTTTTATCATATTGCAATAGCAAAATCAAAAAAAGTGAAAAAAGTTGTATATCGCATAAAACAAATCTCATAATTCTCTATTTCATGCAATTACAGCGCATGAAAAATCGCAAAATCACGCGAGAATCACGCGCAAATCACGCGGTCTCGATTGTCTGATGCCCGCAATTTCGACAAATCGAAATCGCCAGCACCCGCGATCTGTCCGCGACCGCCCTCACGATATCGCGGTGTCTGCATCCGCAAACCGGGCAGGGCTGAGCACCGTTCCCGTCCGCCGCGTCGCCGTCGCCGTAGCCGTACACCTTGCGTTTGTTATTCGCCATACACCCTCCGCTTGTGTTTCTGAACCGTCCGGCATCCGTCGCCGTTCAAGCCGTCGGCCCCGGCCAGCGCGTAGAGCATCGCCATACAGTCGCCGTAGTCGTGCGGCTCTTTCGTCTTCCACGCATACGCGAATCCGAGACCGCCAGGAAGGGGTTTTTTGTCTACGAGCCGTTCGTTGGCGATCTGCGTCGCGAAGTCGGTATGATTGGCGTCGCCGTCGAAGAGCGAACATCCGCCCGGAGACCCCGGCTCGGCAAACCATGCGCGTTGCGCACTCTCCTTGTACTCGTCAGCGTTCCATGCCATCCACTTGAAGCCCGTCCGCTCGTCGCGGCAAATGACCGTCGAATTGATCGCGGCGCGTATTTTCGACCGCACGTTCGGGTTCCAGTTGCGCCCAGCCCTGCCCGTCATCGCCACGGCCTTGACTCCATACTGCGCCTCGCACATCGAGGCGAATCTTGTCACGGGCTGAAACTGCTTGCCGCCCGCGTCGATGCCCCAGGCGTTGAACTTGACGCCATACGCCCGAATCTGCTCCGCCGTCCGCGCCAGCGCGTCGAAGACCTGCTGGTGGAACTCGGTATCGTTCGCGGAATCGTCAACGTGCATCCGCGTGATTCCGTAGCCGCCGACGAGGCACGACCGCTGCACGTCGAACGACGCCCACGCCGTCGTGAGCGCGTAGCTCGGGTTTATGTCCGTCGCAACCGCCGTGAAGACCGCGTTGTCGATCAGCGTCCCCTTGGCGACGCCACGGCGGACGCGGCGTACGATGAGGTTTGCCGATATGTCGAACGCGAACGCATGACGGCGCGGGCACATCTGATATTCAGAATCGAACACGTCCTGGCCGTCGCGGATGAGGATGTTCATCGCGTGCTGGATGCCGGACAGCTCGGTCGAGCTGTCGAAGTTGCGTGGATTCAGCACGACCGCGCCGTCGTTCATAGCGTCGAAATGCTCGCGGTAGAACTTGTTTGCGACAACGTGCGGCTTTTTGTTCCCTTTCGTGATTTCGCGCCGCAGGATGTCGCGGTATTGTCCCCAGAGGTCTTTCGCCTCGTCCTCAGTCTTCCATGCTTTCGGCCACGACAGCACCATCTTGTGCGTCGTCGTCTTCCACGACGGGTCGCGGGCAAAGACTTCAGACAGGTCGTCCGGCTCGATTGGCGTCGAGGTCATGACCGCCGCGATCTTCTTCTTGTGTCCGGCCAGTCCGAGAAACGTCTTCTTGATATGCTCCGCAGCCGCGACGACGCGCTCCGCGTTCCCTGCCATATCGTCGGACTGGAGGTCGTCGAGGATGAGGAGGTCAGGGCGACGCTTGCCCTTCACCTTGCCTCGCGCCGACGTGGCGAAACCGACCGACTGGATGATGCACCCCGACGACGCGGCTCCCTCTATTGTCGGAAGCGTCAGGCCGCCGACGCCCATCGTGATCTTCGTCGGCTTTCCACGGTATGTCTGCGAGTGAGCCCGCTGGTGTACGCCGTTCAGGGACGCGAGCGGTAAGGCGATCTCTGGGAAGTCATGCGCGAATTTCGGAGATTCCTGGAAGAACGTGAAGAGGTCGCTGACGATGTTGTTTGCGTTCGCTGTGTTCGATCCTACTGCGATGATGAAGTGACGCTTTCCTGTAGCCGCAGCCCACGCGCACCCGAGCTTCGCGTATGATGTCTTTCCGTGTCCTCGAGCTACACGGATGTGATACGGAACGGACGAATCGTCTATCGCAATCTGCATCTCGTCGAGAATCTGCTCCATGAGCGGCGCGGGCCTGTCCTCCAGGAACGCGCCCTCGTCAATGCCGTATGTCTTGACGAACTCCAGCAAGGACGCCTCGCACTTGCGGCGGCGTCTCCAGTTGATCCTCGTCATGGCATCGTCGAGAACGTCGTCAATCGCTGCCTTGAGGATGTTGTGCTTGCGGACGCGCTCCGCTCCCGACATTGGCCCTGCGTCTTCGCCTCCGCCTGTCGCCAGCGCGTCGATGTTGCGCTTTCGCTCGCGCCTCTTGTCGGCGTTCGCCTTTTTGAGAAGCGTCGCCTCCGACCACCACTGCCGCTGCTCCTTCGTGAGCGGCTGGTTGTCCTGGAGAACGACGGCCTCCGAACGAGTAAATTTCCCGTCCTCTACTATGCCGTAAATTGTCTCTCGGTCAAGCAACATGATAACAAGCGTTCAATTCTGCGCGGGCGGCGCGAATTTCCGACCGCGCGTGTGACAACACATCAGAAAGTGTTGTTAGCCCAGAAGTTGGTGGTGAAATACCTCTCCCTTGAATTGCTCCAGCATTACATCTCCTCCATTTCGGCCCGAACGTAAAAGTCCGTCAGGATTCGCGCGAACATGGCCGCATCCGACTTCGCGCCATAACGTTCC